ATGGGCACGATCACATCACGCAAGCGCAAGGACAACTCTACGGCCTACACGGCGCAGATACGGATCAATCGGGACGGGCGTACAGTCTATCAGGAAAGCCAAACCTTCGACCGCAAGCAGGTAGCCCAGGCCTGGATCAAGCGACGTGAGTCGGAGCTGGCCCTGCCCGGCGCCATCGAGCGCGCCAACCGCAAGGGCGTGACGATCAGGAAGATGATCGAGCAGTACCTGGTCGAGTACGAGAAGATCCGGCCGCTGGGGAAAACCAAGAACTCGACGCTAAACGCGATCAAGGAAACCTGGCTGGGCGATCTCGACGACTCGGCGCTGACCAGCCAGAAGCTGGTGGAGTTCGCCCAGTGGCGGATGGGCAAGGAGGGCGGCGGCGTGCAGGCGCAGACGGTCGGCAACGACCTGTCGCACCTTGGGGCCGTGCTGTCCGTAGCCAGGCCAGCCTGGGGTTATGAGGTAGATCCGCTGGCCATGCCTGACGCCCGCAAGGTGCTGCGTAAGCTCGGGATGGTGAGCAAGAGCAAGGAGCGCAACCGCCGGCCGACGCTCGACGAGTTGGACAGCCTAATGACGCACTTTTTCGAGATCCTGGTGCGACGTCCCGATTCCATCCCCATGCCGAAGATGGTCGCATTCGCGATCTTCTCGACGCGCCGTCAGGAGGAAATCACCAGGATCCGCTGGGAGGATCTTGATGAGGCCCGCCAAGCGGTCCTGGTGCGGGATATGAAGAACCCCGGGCAGAAGATCGGTAACGACGTTTGGTGCCACTTGCCCGACGAGGCCTGGGCGATCCTTCATAGCATGCCCAGGATCAAGCGGGAGATCTTTCCCTACAACGCCAGTTCGGTGTCGGCTTCGTTCACGCGTGCGTGTCCGTTGCTGGGCATCGAGGATCTGCATTTCCATGACCTGCGGCATGAAGGGGTGAGCCGCTTGTTCGAGATGGACTGGGACATTCCGAGGGTTTCAAGTGTGTCGGGGCATAGGGATTGGAACTCACTGCGCCGGTATACGCATTTGAGGGGGCAGGGGGATCGTTATCAGAACATCAGCTGGTTGAGGTGCATGCTAAAGGAGGGTAATAAATAGTGGCGTAATGCTACTTTGGTCTATGGCCCTTGATTTGTCCCGAGCCACATCCCAAATTGTTGGAGCAGGGATCAAATGGTTATAGGAATAATACAATGCAGATGTATATAAACCAGATCAGAGTGAGTAGCCAAACTGGCAATATCACACATGTAGCAGCTTATGAGCCAAGATCAAGCAAGGTTTACTGGATTCCGAGCGAATTTATCGCTCAGCTGATTAATCAGGGAGTGCCTTTCAATACACGCTACAAGAAGGGAGACATCTGGGTAACGGGGGCAAAAGTAGAGGTTGTTAATGGCTTCCTCAGGACGGTTGCCAATGGAACCGAAAGAGACAATCTGGAAAGCCTTCCAACAAACAAGGTGTAAATAATACGGTCCTGGCGTTTCCTCCTGCGCGCCAGGACTTTACAGGCAAGGAGCTAAGCTGCTCTACCCATCAATTTGTTCTGTTCTCTCACTGCTTTATCTCGCTGTCGATCAATGTAGTCTGCTAGATCCTTTAAGTGTATTCCAAGTGCAGCTTTCTGAGAGTTCGCACCTAAGCGCACAACGGGAATGTCGATCTCCCCATCTAGCTGTTTACGTTTGAATTTCTCCACCGTCAAGTGCATGTAATCTGTACATACTTGATCAAGCGAAACTATAGCTCGCCCATTGTACTGGGCCATAAGCAAGAACAAAGTGTTCATGCTGCCTCCATCATTTGGTGTGGCGCAGATCCGTTATCACAGAGTCCATATGCGCTTGAACAGGCGTTTTCGTCTGTAGCGATCAGTAGGTCGTACTGTATGCCGCCGCGAGTGGTCTTCGACCATTCCACCGCTTGGCGTATGCTCGCGATCTCCATTACTTCGATGGCCGTCATGCCGGCTATCGAACCTTTTGGATGCTTGGCGTTCGAACCTGCAAAGAATGTCGCAGCGCCGCGCTTGCTGGCCTGTTGCACCAGGCGCTCCCAGCGTTCGATCCTGTCGATCGCCTCGGGGAAGCGCAGCGCAATTTCCCGTAGTTCGTCCTTGCGGCAGTTGATGCAGGGCATGCATCCCACCCGGCCCATGCCTTGTGAGTAGAGCGGGTTTGGCTTGATCCCCATGTACCGGTGCGCCTCGAACACGGCGGGGACGTCCCATTTCAGGATCGGCCGGTAGTTGAATAGGCCTCCACCGACTTCGTCGCACTCCGGCAAATAACGGCGGTTCGGCGATTCACCTGCTCTCACGCCTTGCCAGCTGAGAATCATGTCGCCCCGTTCTGTCAGGGGGATCACGACCTGCTCCAGCATGGGATCGCGCTTCAGTTCCAGCGTGCAGAACTGGGCCCGGACGCTGGGGAAGCGCCCCTTCCAGAGGCACAAGTCGAGGAACGGATTGCCGGTGGGTTGCAGAGTGTCGAGGGCCGCCAATACCACCGACTCCTCGATGCCTTGCTCCCGCCACTTGGTCTCGATGAATCTACGTTTCCCGGCGATCTGGCTGGAAAAATCGGCTTTGACCCTGGTGATCGGTACGCCTGTCGCTTGCTCGAGGTATTCCAGGTACTGGAGTGTCTGCTCGTGTTCATTGCCGGTGTCGGCGAAGACGGCCTGGAGGTTTTCTGTCTCCAGGGCCATCGCCACCAGCAACGTAGCGGTGGAGTCCTTCCCTCCACTTACGCTGACTATGTTGTGGGTGGTCATTTGGCGTCACCCATCTGTCCCTGCTTTTCCATAGTCAGGTGGCTGCTCCAGACCTGAGGGTTCACTCGGTAAATGCGATGGGAGTACACAGAAACGCCATGGATGTGACTGGCCGCCACCCGCCGTCCCCAGTGGCCACGCATCACCCCCTGCTGCTCCAGTCTCACCAGAATCCAGCGGGCACCTTGCAAGCCAATGCCAAAGCGACGCATCAACGCTCTTGGGCCTGTGAAGGGGCGGGCGGCTACATGGCGACTCGCGGCTTCCAGCAGCGAGTCGGAGAGGTCGACGTGGGGAGTTTCATGAGTGAATGAGGTGTGTCGATACCCCACTGCAGGCTGCGCGGGCGGGCGATTCTGAGCGGTTAGCGCTGCATTGGGGGTGGCTGCCTCGCGCAGCTTTTCGTGGGGTACAAGACCCTCGGTGGTGCTGCTGGAGGGAGCAATGATGCGTGCTGCTGCGCAGCAGCTGTTGTTTACGAGCGTGGCGCTCCCGCTGGCGTTGCGGAGCAAAGCGGTCTCGGCCTGGGTGGTGTGCTGTGCGTGTGTCATGCCGCTTTCCTCCGGTGTTCGATAGCGAGTTGATCCATCAAGCGCTGGTGGTAGGTGTGCCGGGCTTCGGCGGGCGACCAGGGGCGGATGTGTTCTGGCGATGGTTCTATGCCGGCCAGGCGATCCCAGATAGCCGGATCGGTTGGCATGAGGTCGCGGCGCTCGGTGGCCAGCGCTATCAGATCTGCCTGTCGTACGGATGCAGGGAGTTCGGTGTCGAGATCGAACCGGGTGCAGATACGCGCCCAGATCCAGTCCTCGACGTCCTGGTAGGTAGGCATCCACTGCTTGAGGGGGTGCACCATGTCGCCGACGTAGGCCTCTGTGGCGTCGTGCAGTAGGGCAGCCAGCTTGTCCTCGTCTGGCACGAGATCGGCCACCAGGCAGCTGTGCTGTGCCACGCTGTAGAACTCGCGGGTGTGGCCACTGAACCGGCACAGGTTGGCCAGCGAGTGAGTGATGTCACGCGGGTCGATGAGGGCGGTATCGGGCTCGTGCAGGTCGAAGTACTTGCCGCTGAAGGTGAGGATCTCGCTCATGCTGCGTCCTCCTGCTTGGCCGGCTCCAGCAGGGCGGCCATGGCGAGGGCCTGGTCGTGTAGAACTCGGGTTTCGCGTTCGAGTTTTTTGCCGGTGCGGAAGGCGCTGAAGGTCTCTGCGGCGATTCGCAGTTTCTCTGCGATGTCGAGGAGGGTGGCGCGTGCCGCTTCGCCCAGCTTCGAGGCGGCCAGAGCGCGCTCGTAGCGGGCGTGCAGTTGTTTGTGGTGGACGTGAGCCTGCTCCAGCGTGAGCTGCAGGTTGCGGAGCTCTTCCGTGCGGTCAGACCGCTGGACGGCGAGGCCGTCGGCGTATCCATGGCAGCCGCCGATATCGTAGCCCTCTTTGTAACCTACGGTATGACCTTCATTGTGTCCCTCCTTGAAGCCGTTCCGGTATCCGAGCCAGTAGACGAAGCAGATCATGAGGATGATTGCGATCAGGGCGCTAACTTGAATCTCAGTCATGTGGTGTTTTCCTTGTGGTGTCGGCTGGTGGTGGCAGCCGGTGAGTTAAAGGTCTTGCTCGGTGGTGTCGTCCTGCAGGCGCTGCATATCTTCGTCCGCCTTGTAGGCGCGGATGTCGATCAGCGAGGCGACATGCCGGATGTGGGCGTACTTCGGTGCCTTGCGACTTGAGTCCAGCGTGGTGATGGGGAGCTGGATGCGGCCGCTGTTGATCTCCTCCACGAAGGACCGCTCGTTGAGGTTGCGGAAGTACTGCTCGCGTACCTTGTCCAGCGGGATCAGGACGTCGCCGAAGGTGCGGTAAAGCAGTTCAACGGTAACGGGCTCTGGTGCCGGACGTAGGCGCAGCGGGGTTTGGGCTGTGTTACTCATGGTTTGGTTGGGCCTCCTTGCGTTGTTTTCTGGCTGGATGGTTCCAGGCGTTCAGACAGTGGCGTTTGGTTAGCTCGCGCAGATGTTCAGGGACTTCGAGGAGCGCGGCGTTGCGCTCCTCGCGTGTCCTCATGGCGATGATCTGGCGGGCGTACTCCCTAGGCCACGTCACGGTTGTTTGCCGGGATGGCTGGGAGGTCGATTGCCAGTTGCTGGGCCAGCCAGCCGATACCGGCTTGTTTCACCCTGGTTGACTGGCTGTACTGCATGCCGAGTTGGTCGTGATACCACTGGCCGTCTCTGACCCGCAGGTATTCGCGGTCGCGGTGCGGGTAGGCCGGTAGGTTGCGGTCGTTGAGCAAGCCTTTCTCGCGCATGAGGGCGATGAGTTTGGGCCGGCTCAGGCCGAGTTGGGCGGCGGCTTGGGCGAGGGTGCGTTCCATGGTGTCCTCCTTCATGCCACGTGCGCAGCTGGGGTTGCCGCTGCGGCGAGGTGGAGGATGGATTCGCTGACCTTGCCGAAGATCTCGGCATCATTGCCGCATACGGTGAAGCAGCGGGTGTGCGGCGTGCTGTTGCCGATGCTCAGGATGACGGTGGCGCCTGCGCGGGTGTGGGTGCGGTGGAGGGCGACCTGCAGCGGTGCGTCGAATCCCATGTCGAGGCTGAGTATCCCGCCCGTATGGGTCAGCTCGAACACGCGCTGCTTGTCCTGCACCTCGAAGCAGCCGTATTCGCGTTCTGCGTGCGGTCGGTGCACCAGGTCGCTGGTGTTGCTCGCGTCGAACGGGCCGTTGGCGATCTCCTCGATGAAGTCGGCCAGTTTGAGGTGCATTTTCTTGTCGTTCTGCAGGGTGAGCGTGTGGCGTTCGCTGCCCAGTTCGACGGTGAACGTGCTTTGCGTTGTGCCACGTTCAGTCTTGAGTCGGAACGCCAGGCATTCGCGCTTGGGCGCCGTCCTGAGGACGTGATTGAAGGTCTCGGTCAGGTTCACCTGAGCGTTGAGCAACTGCAGGGTGCGGTTGTCGATCTGGTACTTGATCATGCCGCATGCCCTCCGCCGTTCGGATCGAACGGGGTGGGGGCAGGGCGAGGTTGCTGCTTCGGTTTGGTGGTGACAAACAAGCAGCCGCTCTCGCGTGCCAGGCGGCGAATCTCAAAGGTTCGGAAGGGGTCTGCAGCGGCCGGGTGGACGTGAAGGGTTGCAGTGGTGTGCATGGTGTTGCCTCGCTCTGTGGTGGAAGAGTGAGGCGAATATCAACTGTTGGTTGTTTTGTGTCAACCGTTGGTTGATTTTTTGTTGGGGGCATGTCTCATAGACTTTGTAATGGCCATTTAGTATCGTGATGAGACAGGATATTGAGAGATAAGTATGGAACAATTAAATCAATCATTGGATTATTTTTTTTCAAATGAATCGAACGTCGTCGTCATTAAGGGTGACTGGGGAGTAGGTAAGACGTATTTCTGGAATTCATATTTTGATGATAGGAAAAAATCTAATTATTTCAATCAAATTGCATATAGCTATGTATCTCTGTTTGGTAAAAATTCCATTGAGCAAATACAAGGCGAGATTTTCTCTTGTGCTATGAAATTGGCATCTGATCAAGAAATTGATAAGTATGCTGATGCGGTTGTGTTGGAAAATAATAATGTCGCTAGTTATTTGATGGGTTTGGCAAGTGTCCCCTCCTCAAAGGCTAAGGAGTTTTTCAATAGTGGAGTTGGGTGGCTTCGGAAAAATATTGGGGCTGCGAAGGACTTACCATATGTAAATAAAGTCTCTGGCCTGCTGGATAGATTTGGAAATGCGTTCATTTCTAACTACATCATCTGTTTTGATGACATCGAAAGAAAAGGTAAAGGTCTAAAAATTAAAGACCTTATGGGGCTTGTTGATGAGCTTGCCAAAAGAAAAAACTGTAAGGTGGTGCTCATCTTTAATGAGAAGTCCTTCGACGATGCTGAAGACTTGAAACAATTCGAATCTTATCGTGAGAAGGTAGTAGATGTTGAACTTCTCTACAGACCTACATCGGAAAATAACTTAAATCATGTCTTCGGTAAAGAGGACTTTGGTTGGGAGGCTGCTAGAGATGTTGTAAGGGTTTTCGATATTGTCAATATAAGGGTGATTAAAAAAATAAAGCAGTTATATTCACATCATTCGGATTTTTTTATTGGTGCGAGTCCTGCAGTGGTGCAGGAGTTCAATATTCATGCCGCCGTATTGGCGTGGGCTTATTTTTCGGTAGGTGCTCATCCTTCTTGTGACGAAATAAGAGAGCGAGTGGCAGGTGGGTCATGGGCTTCGTTGTTAACTTCTACGTCCGAGGAAGATTCTCTGGAGTTTAGGGAATTTGTTGCGGCGGCTAGTGAATTGATGCTAACTGATTCGATCTTTATAGGGTCAATAATTAAATACTTGGAGCAGGGGTATCCCGATAATTTACAACTCCGTGAGCGTGTGGGTAAGCTTGAAGCGAATCATCTTGTGCAGCGTTTATCTAGAGAATGGAATGATACTTGGAGTTTATTTAAGAATTCGTTCGGAAATGATTGTGATGCAATTGTTTCATCGCTGAAGTCTTTTCTAGAGAATGCCTCGCCAAAAAATCGATTTGGAGATTTTCTTGCTGCAATAGATTTTTTAGAGGAGGTTGGTCAGAATGTTGATTATATTGTGGAGAGATTTATTGATGAGCATCAGGAGGATATAAGCTCAGGGAGGTATGGTACAGGGGACGGAGTTCGAAATGCAAAATTAAAAGAAGCGTTTAAACCTGTGCCGGATGAGTTGCGGGTTAAGAGTATTGATGAGGTTTTGGAACGCATATCAAATAAAAAATTTTGGAGTGATGAGGATTATTTGTTTCTCAGGAAGCGCACGGTCGACGAGTATTATGACTGGATGAAATCCAATCCTAAGGATCTAAATAACAAGATACGCAATGGTCTATTCTTGTTTAAGTCATATGTTGGCCAAACGGATGCCCAGAGACGCCAAGTCAAAGATTTTCTTGAGGTTGTAGAGGGATCTTTAAGGAAAGTTGCTGCTGAGAACTCCTTGAATACCAAAAGAGTTAAAGATCTTTATGGTGTGGAGTTAAGATAGGTGTGTGGGTCATTCGCTCATGAATGCCCCGACAACTTTTCCGCAAATATGTGTTTCTTCGGATATTTCAATAATTGGATACTGCGGGTTAATTGGCCGTAAAAATTGGCGGCCAGCATCTTCAGCCAAAACCTTAAAGGTTGCTTCATTTGTTCGAGGTAAGCGGGCGATAACACGATCTCCGGTTTTGGTTTCCGCCTCAGGATCAACAAAAATAATGCATCCTGCAGGATAGCTTCGGCCAGGGCCGGGATTTGTCATCGAGTCACCGAGTACCTTTAGCGCGTATCCATGACTACTGATCGTGACTGGGCAGGAAAGCCATGAGTCTGCATCGTAAACTTCAAAATTTGAAATGGCTTCACACCAAGCACCAGCTTGAACCCAAGAAATAAGTGGTACCTTCCCAAAGCGCTCAGTGATGTTAGCGACATTGCTCGCTTCACAGGAAATGATCATTCCAGGGGACTTCTCGCGAGTATCTTCTTTTGGTAATACCCCGTACTCCAGCCATTCCCTTCGCACTTTCAACCAGGAGCAAAGCGCAGCGATGCTGTCGGCTTCAGCCTTTGCTTCGCCATTTAGCCACTTGCTGATAGCCTGCGTTGTCTTATCGACCCCTAAGTTTTTCAACTGTCGATGGATATCCACACCTCGACCTCGGCTGCGCACACCGGCATCGTCAAGGGCTTCGTGTAGGCGCTCGCTGAAAGCTGCGCGGATACTACTTTTTTTATCAACCATAGGTTGAGAGTCTCACAGAGGTTGCGCAATAGTCAGTTGATCTGTAATATCAACCTAAAGTTGATAATCGGAGGTTGTCATGTTGGACCCTGGAGATTTTCCGAGCGCGATTGCGTTTGCTTTTGAAGCAGTAGGCGGCATCGTGGCTGCCGCCAAGGTATGCAATCGAAGCTATCAGGCTCTGAACAAATGGCGTCAGGCTGCCTGCTTGCCACGAACGGATTACACCGGTGAAACCAAATACGCTGAGCTTTTGGCTACTGCAGCGAAGCTAAAAGGTAACGCCTTCCAGGCCTCTTGGCTGTTGAACGCTTCGGCTCCTCACAAAGCTGCAGCCTAGATAGAAAAAAGGCGACCCCAAGGTCGCCCAGTTCCTCCCGGCACGCACCACCACAGCGCTGTCGGGTCGCGATAAAGGTGGGTGGGCACACCACATGCAAAACCACCTCTCTTTATCGCGCTTTTCCAAGGCTCGGAAGCCTTGGTGTTGCTGCCTTTTCCACCACAGATTGGGCAGCTGTTGCGCCAGGGGTGAGCAATGGATTGCTCGCCCCGGCACGGTGCCGGTGTCGATCCCGAAGATCTCGCCGGCGTTTGGGCCTCTTCAAGCCACGCGGCCAATGTATCACCACTGCACGCCGCGCGGCACTGGCAACATTCAAGGATTAATGCCATGAGCCGAATCGCTCTGAGTTCTCTTGACCGGGCGCAGCGGGAAATCCTGCCGCTCGATCTCGCGCTTTACCATGCCGCACGGGACTACCCCGGCGGCGCCGCTGCCATCGCCGCCACCACCGGCCGGAATGCGACCACGCTGCAGCACAAGCTTTCCCCGACCCATCCTAGCCACGCGGTGAACATTCAGGAGTTCGGCGAGATCCTGGAGCTGACCAAGGACCGCCGCATTCTGGACGCGGTGCATGCGCTGGTGGGTGACACGACCTGGCAGGAACTGGCCGAGGCCTACACCAACGACATGCCCGAGACGTTGACCACCGGGATCGCCGAATACTTCCGGCAGGTGGCGACGTTGGCGGAGACCTGGGCCAAGAGCATCGGCGACGGTGTGGTCACCGATGAGGAGCTGGCCGCGATCCGCCTGCAGGTGTTCCGGGGCATTCAGGGCTTGCTCGGGATGTTCAACCGCGCGTCCTACGTCAACCAGACGACGCGGGGTGTTGACCGTGGCTGACATTGCAGATTTCGCCAATGACCTGGTGCAGGAGCGCGTCGACCAAGCGCTGGCTGCACGCTTGCTCGCCGCCAAGCCAGCCCTGGCGGCGCATTCGTTCTTGTTCTGCGAGGAGTGCGAAGAGCCCATCCCTGAGGCCCGGCGTTTGGCGCAGCCAGGCTGTACGCAGTGCGTGGAATGCCTCGCCAGCACAGAGCTGAAGGGGGCGCGGTATGCTCGATGAGGTGTTGGGACAATTCGCAGATTTTGGTCTTGAGCCCGCGCAGCCGCTGACCTACGGCAAGCTGACCCGTTGCAAGACGTCGCTGGACAAGAAGAAGGAAAAGAACGGCTGGTACATCGTTCACGAATACATCACTGAGAAGGGCGGCACGCTGATTTTCGGGGCCTTCGGTGACTGGCGTTCGGGCGAGTCGCAGAAGATCAAGGTCAAGGGCGGGCGGATGTCGCCGGAAGAGCGTGAGGTCATGCGCGCCCGGCAGGAACAAGCCAAGCGCCGTGCCGCGGAGGTTGCAGCCAAAGCGGCGGGCCGGGCGGCGAAGCGTGCGGCCGGGCTGTTCAAACGCATGCCTGAGAAAGGGCGCAGCGACTACCTGGATCGCAAGCAGATCGTCGGGATGGGTGTCCGGTATGCGCCGCGCAGCGGGGCGTTCCTGGTGCCGATGTGCAACGTGCGCGACGAGATGGTCGGCCTGCAGGTGGTGTATCCCACCGTTCAGGAGGACACCGGCCGGGACAAGTCCTACTGGCCCTACGGGATGTCGAAGGAGGGCGCGTTCCACTTGATCGGCCCGCATCCCGATCCGGGTGAGCCTGTGCTGGTGTGCGAGGGCTACGCAACCGGCGTCAGCCTGCACATGGCGACCTCGCTGACGGTGGCGATTGCGTTCGACGCCGGCAACCTGCTGGTGGTCTGCAAGGCAATGCGCGAGCGATTCGCCGGCTGCCCGCTGATCATCTGCCGGGACGATGACTGGAAGACCAAGAAGCCGAACGGCGACCCTTGGAACCCCGGTGAGGAGAAGGCCAACAACGCGGCGCTGATCGTCGGTGCCCAGGTGGTTGCACCGGTCTTTTCCAGCGAGCGCGAGGTGAAGTGGACTGACTTCAATGACCTGCATGTGGCCGAAGGCCTCGAGGCGGTGCGCCGCCAGGTGCTGGCGGTGGTCAAGCCGCCGGCCGCAGGCGGTTGGAAGGATCTGCTGGCCCGTGGCGACAGCGGCGCATTGATTGCGCACATGCAGAACGTCGAGTTGATCCTGGCCAACGACGAGCGTTGGGCCGGGGTGATCAGTTTCAGCGCCTTCAGTTCGAAGATCGTCAAGCTGCGGGCCGCGCCGTATGGCGGCGGCACGGGCGACTGGGCGGACATCGACGACATGCGGGTGATGAAGTGGCTCGCGCAGCAGTACAACCTGCGGGTGAAGGCGTCCCATGTGATCGAGGCGGTCAGCGTGGTCGCGCATGACCATGCGTTCCATCCGGTGCGGCAGTACCTGCGCAAGCTGGAATGGGATCGCGTGCCGCGCTTGGAAAGCTGGCTGACGGACATCATGGGCGTGAAGGCCACGGACTACTCGGCCAAGGTCGGCAAGCGCTGGATGCTGTCGGCGGTGGCGCGGGTGATGAAGCCGGGCTGCAAGGCCGACTCGGTGATGATCCTGGAGGGTGCGCAGGGCGCCGGTAAGTCGACAGCGATGAGCGTCATCGGCGGCGAGTGGTTCATGGACACGCCGTTTGCGCTGGGCGACAAGGACGGCTTTCAGGCGATCCGGGGCAAGTGGATTGTCGAGTTGGGGGAGCTGGACAGCTTCAACAAGGCGGAAAGCACCAAGGCCAAGCAGTTCTTTTCGGCCTCCACCGACACTTACCGCGAGAGCTACGGACGCCGGACCATGGACGTGCCGCGTCAGTGCGTGTTCGTCGGCACCACGAACCAGGACGAATACCTGAAGGATGCGACCGGGAACCGGCGCTACTGGCCGGTGGCGTGCACCAAGGTCGACCTGGAGCTGTTGCGCTCGATCCGCGACCAGCTGTGGGCCGAGGCGGTGTTCTGCTACGACGCGGGCGACCTTTGGTGGGTGGCGCGGGAAGAGGCGGCGATGTTCGGCGAGGAGCAGGACGAACGCTTCGTGGTGGACGAGTGGGAAGGACCGATCCTGGCCTGGCTGGAGGAGTCGCACATCGGCGAAACCGCCACCGGCAGCGATGTGCTGAACGCCGCCTTGAAGCTGGACTACGGGCACTGGGGCAAGCCTGAGCAGATGCGGGTCGGGGCGATCATGCATCGGCTGGGGTGGCGTCGGGTGCGGTTGCCGGCGTTGGCGAAGAGCAAGCAGCGGCCCTGGGCTTACAAGAAACCGGATGGGTGGGGCGGCACCTCGGCGCTGCAGCAGGTCGCCTTCGAGGAGCCTTGCTTCGATGATTAGGGAGATCGATTCGCTGCTGAGGCTGTGGGCCCAGCAGCTGCATTCCGAGATGTCCAAGGGCGGCCTGGCTGGCGGCAACATGGTCGCGATGATGATGGAGAGCAACGGCCAGTTGATCCGAGGCCGGCGCGCCAGCCGTGCGCCGCTGGAAAGCTCCCTGGACATTGAGCTGATCGTCAACAAGCACCTCGACCCTGAGCTGGTCGAGGTCGTGCGGGAGCACTACTGCAACTTCGACTGTGACATGACGATTCGCTACGCGAACTGCGGCTGCGGCCGTGACACCTACTATCAGCGCCTTCATGACGCGCACCTGGTCATCTGGGGCATGCTGTTGGGGGTGGCTGCTTGACCCCAGGCATGCGTCCGGCTGTTGCTGTCCCACTGGCCCGGCTTGTCCCGCTGCGTTTTGATGCAGCGGGACAGGTGCGGGCCTGGTCGTTGTTGGGTTGTCCCACTGTCCCGCCTTCCAACCACATCCGCCCGCCTATGCGTAGCGGGCAACAGCACGCGCGTTTCACGCGCACGCGTGTTCTTTAAATTCTTCCTTTACACGAGAAAGAGGATAGATAAGTGGGACAGTGGGGCGAAGCCCCGAATCTAGGCGCTCTCAGTTGTCCCACTCCGATCCCGAGAGGTGGGGCGAATGGGACGCCGCCGAAACAGCAGAATGCCGGGGTGAGATATTCGCCGACATTCGTGGGGCGTTCATGCGGTGTTCACTACATATTCACCGGGTGGCAGTGAAACAGGGTTGCAGCCACCGGAATCGACCTGTAAAAAGTAGTCATCTTCGATAGGTGCGACCGCAGAACGCGGCAGGCACCACACCACCAAACCCGGTCATTGCGCCGGGTTTTTGCGTTTAGGGGTAGCCGATGACAAGCGAGCAACAAGCACTGGCAGAGATGCCGATCTGGTTAGTGATCGTCCTGGCTCTGGTCGGCGGCGTGTCGGGGGAGATGTGGCGGGCGGACAAGGACGGGGCGCGGGGCTGGGCGTTGTTGCGCAGGCTCGCGCTTCGGTCCGGTGCCTGCATCGTCTGCGGGGTGTCGGCGATGATGCTGATGATCGCCGCCGGCATGACGATCTGGACGGCGGGCGCCCTCGGGTGCCTCACCGCGATGGCCGGCGCCGATGTGGCCATCGGGTTGTACGAGCGCTGGGCCGCCAAGCGGCTGGGCGTTGCCGAAGCCCCGCCGGCCGGGGGCGAGCAGGGGTGATGCACCGTTTGGGGGCGGGCGGCGGGGGGCCGGTTTTTCTAGGTTCTTCCCCAGGGCCGCCCCCTACACGGGTTAGCGAACTCGCGGATTCTCTCTAGCTGAGATTTCAGCAGGGATGTCCGTCTTTTCAAAGGGTTAGATATGGGCAGGACAGTCAACAAGGCCGACTTGAGCGAGATCGTCGGCCGTGATGAACGCACCCTGACCCGATGGCAGAACGACGGCATGCCGGTGATCGAGTTCGGCCTCGGGCGGGGCAACGAAAACCGCTACGACACCGAGGCCGTGATCCAGTGGCTGATGCACCAGGCCTCGCTCAACGGCAAGAAGGAATCCTCCCGCGACCGCCTCGACCGGATCCGCGCCGACCGCGAGGAGCTGGCGATGGCGAAGGACTTGGGCGAGGTGGTCATCGCTGACGACCTGGTCGAACGCTTCGAGGCCATGATCACCGCCGCCAAGGTGGAGCTACTCAACTCGTTTCCAGACGCATTGGCCGCCGAGCTTTCGGCGCGCTACGGCGTGGAAGTGGACGATCAACTGATACGGGATCCCATTGAAGCCATCCTGAGGAGGCTGTCTGACTATGACAAGGATGATGCCCCGTCAGATGGAGATTCTGACGAACCGGACGATCCGGAGGGCTTTGAGGAAGACGGCGACTAAAGCGCTGCGCGACGCCTGCCGCAAGTGGGCGCCGCCGCCGCGCATGAGCATCATCGAGTGGGCGGACAAGTACCGCTGGCTTGCGCCGGAGGAAGCGGCACGACCCGGCAAGTACCGCTTCGACGTGACCCCGCACCTGACCTGGCCGGGCGGCCCGCTTGAGGCCCTGGACGATCCGGCGGTAAGCGAGATCGTCGGCCGCAAGTCGGCGCAGGTGGCCTGGACTTCCGGTGTCTTGGGCAACGCCCTGGGCAAGTGGATCGACATCGACCCGTCGCCGATCCTGGTGCTCTTCCCCAAGGCGGAAGCGGCCAAGCAGTACGTCGGCGAGAAGCTCGAACCGATGATCGAGGCCACCCCACGGCTGCGCAAGAAGGTCGACCTGCGCAGCCGCAAGCTGCAGCAGCGGCAGGACTTCAAACGGTTTCCCGGCGGGTTCCTGAAGCTGGTGGGCTCCAACAGCCCGGCCAGCGTGAAATCCACACCGGTGCCTCGGGTGGCCATCGAGGAGCCGGACGACTGTAACCTCAACCTCCGAGGCCAGGGCGACAGCATCAAGCTGGCAAAGGAGCGCCTCAAGACCTTCCGACGATCCAAGATCATCATCGGCGGGACACCGACCATCAAGGGCCTGTCGGCCATCGATGCGGAGCTGGAGCTGTCGGACAAGCGCGTCGGCCTGGTGCCGTGCCATGAATGCGGCCAGGAGCACGCGCTGAGTTTCGACAACCTGCACTGCGACGAGGATCCGGACTACCTCCACGAGGTGTATGGCAAGAAACGCCCGGAGAAGGCGTTCTACTCCTGCCCGCACTGCGGCGCTGTCTGGGATGACAACCAGAAGAACGCCAACCTCAAGCATGGACGATGGTCGGCCACCGCCGAGTTTCGCGGCATCGCCGGCTACATCCTCAACGAGCTGTACGCGACGTTCTGGGGATCGCGCTTCCAGGTGCTGGTGGAGAAGAAGCTCCAGGCCGAACACGCGGCGGCGCAGGGCAACATCGGCCCGATGATCGCCTTCGTCAACAGCTCCAAAGGCGAGAGCTACGAGTTCCAAAGCGACGCGCCGAAGTCCGACGAACTGGAGAAGCGCGCAGAGCCCTATGCCGAACTGACGGCGCCGAAAGGTGTGCTGCTGGTCACCGTCGGCGTCGACGTGCAGGGCGACCGCCTCGCGCTGGTGATCACCGGCTGGGGGCGGGGCGAGGAGTCATGGCGGCTCTACTGGGGCGAGCTGCACGGCAACCCCATCGACCCGCACGACAGCGTCTGGCAGGAGCTGGACCGGGTCATCTCCCGGGCGATCCCCACCGAGGGCGGCGCGCAGCTGGCGGTCTCGGCGGTCAGCATCGACAGCTCGGACGGCAACACCAGCGATGCGGTGTACGCCTACGTGAGGGATCGCCAGCGCTACAACGTCATGGCGATCAAGGGTGCCTCCAAGGACAGCATCGACAAGGAGATCTTCACCAAGCCGCCGCAGTCCGTGGACACCTCGAAGGACAACACCAAGGCCGCCAAATACGGACTGCGCGTGCACATCGTGGGCACCCACAAGGCCAAGACCCTGATCGACGGCCGGCTCCGGTTGAGGGGCGCCGGTCCAGGGCGCATGCACTGGTACAGCGAAATCCGCTCGGACTACTACGAGCAGCTCACCAATGAGGTGCTGGCCCCGCACCCGCGGACCCCGAGCAAGATGGTCTGGCAGAAGAAGGCCGGGCGCCGCAACGAGGCGCTGGACTGCGAGGTGTACGCCATGCACGCCGCCCGGAGCCTGAAGACCCACCTGCTGCGCGATCACGAATGGGATCAGATGGAGCAGCAACTGCTGCAGCCAACCCTGTTCAACAACGAACAACCCGTCGCCCCGATGCCGCGCCGAGCCGTGGCTCGCGGACGGGGCACCCGCAGCCGAGCGGGCTACTGAGGAAACAATCATGACAGACGCACAACAGCGCCTCACGGAAGTGCGGGCGGCGATCTCTGACATCCTGAAAAAAGGGCAGCGGCTACGCCGTGCGGACCGCGAGCTGCAGCGCGCCGAACTGAACAGCCTGCGCCTGCTGGAGCAGCAGTACGCCAGGGAGGTCGCTCTGGAGCAGGCCCAGCAGCAGGGCCGTGGCCGTAACCGCATCTCCTACCTGGCGATCTGACCATGGGCTTCTTTCGAAAGGATCCGGCCGAGCTGCTGATGCGGGAGGCCATCAAACTCGCCAAGTCGGCCACCGGGTCACCGCCCATCGTCGCCCAGGGCGGCGGTGGCGGCGCCGAGACCCGCTGGCGTGGGGCCTCCCGCGTACTGCGCAGCATGGCCAGCTGGATCCCCGGCCTGGGCAGCCCGCGCCGGGATCTCGACCAGAACGAGCGGCGCATGCTGGTGGCCCGGTCGCGGGACGCCATGCGCAACCACCTCATCGCACGGGCGGCCATCACGCGTCTGCGCACCAATGTGGTGGGAACCGGCCTGGTCTGCCGCTCGCAGGTCGACCACACGGCACTCGGCTTGAGCGAAACGCAGGCCGACGAACTCAATGCCCAGCTCGACCGGCTCTGGTCGCTGTATGCCGATGACCCGCGTGAGTGCGACGCAGAGGCGACCCTGAACCACTACCAGCTGCAGGCGCTGGTGATGGTCTCCTCCATGGTCGGCGGCGACGTGCTGATCGCCAGCCCCGACGACGAGCGTCCGGGCTGCGTCTTCAGCACGCGCCTGCAGCTGATCGAGTCGGATCGGGTGTGCAACCCGGCAGGCCGGCTCGACGGTGCGAACCTGGTGGACGGCGTCGAGTTCGACCGGCTCGGCGCGCCGGTGGCCTACCACGTCTGCAGCGGCTACCAGAACGAGTACACCAGCGGTCAACCGCTAACTTGGGAACGCCTGCCGGCGTTCGGGGCGCTGACCGGGCGGCGCCGGGTGATGCACGTCATGGCCGACAAGGAGCGCCCCGGCCAGAAGCGTGGCGCGCCGTACCTGGCGCCGGTGCTGGAGCCGCTGCAGAAGCTAGAGCGCTACAGCAGCGCCGAACTGATGGCGGCAGTGATCTCGGCCATGTTCACCGTTTTCATCAAGAAGACCAACGACTTCCAGGTCGGGAACCTGCCGATGACCGCTCTGGCGAATGAGGGCGGCGGTCCTGGTGGCGACACCACCGGGGATGGCGAACTGGCCTTGGGCGAGGGCGCCATTGTCGACCTGGGGCAGGGCGAGGAACCGATGATCGCCAACCCGGCGCGACCCAACGCGCAGTTCGACCCGTTCTTCACCGCCGTGGTGAAGGAGATCGGCGCCGCCCTGGAGCAGCCGATGGAGGAACTGCTGCTGCACTACAGTAGCAGCTACAGCGCGGCCCGCGCAGCGATGCTGCAGGCGTGGCGCTTCTACAGCCTGCGCCGCTGGTGGCTGATCTGCGACTTCTGCCAGCCCAGCCGCGAGCTGCTGATCGACGAGGCCGTGGCGCGGGGGCTGATCAGCTTGCCCGGCTATGCGGATCCGGCCACGCGCAAGGCCTATTGCCAGGCGATCTGGATCGGCCCGGCCCGTGGCGCCATCGATGAGCTGAAGGAGGCCAACGCCGCCGGCAAACGCATCGAGATCGGCGTCAGCAACGAGACGCTGGAGACCGCCGCGATGACCGGTGAGCCGTGGCAACAGGTGTACCGGCAACGCGTTAGGGAAGTCGATCAACGTCGCAAGGACGGCCTGCACACCCTCCCCAAAGGGCGCGAACAGGAAGCGCCCCCCAACAACCCCGACGAGGAATAACCATGCCCCGCGCATTCGAGCTGGCTGCCTCGCAGCCGTGGCTGATGCTGCCCGGCGCCCTGGAAAACCTGCTGACCATCGCAGACCGAATGGGCGACCCGGCGGCGCTGGAGACACGCACCGGCACGCGGCTGGACAACAGCCGCACCGTCAGCGTGCGCAACGGAGTGGCGATCATCCCGGTGGTCGGCCCCGTGTTCCGCTACGCGAACCTCTTCACCGAGATCAGCGGCGCGACCAGCACCCAGGTGCTGGCCACCGACCTGCAGAAGGCACTGGACGACCCCAAGGTCAGCGCAATCATCCTGAACATCGACAGCCCCGGTGGCGTTGCCGCCGGCATCAACGAGCTGGCCGACCTCATCCATGCGGCCCGAGACCGCAAGCGCATCGTCGCCTACATCGGCGGCACCGGAGCCAGCGCAGCCTACTGGATCGCCTCGGCAGCCGGCGAGATCGTCATCGACGAGACCGCACTCGCCGGCAGCATCGGCGTCGTGGTCGAGGCGGTGGTGGAGGGTGAGGCCGCCACCGGGCGCAAGCGCTACCAGATCGTCAGCCGCAACGCACCCAACAAGCGGGTGGATCTCTCCACCGAAGAAGGCCGGGCCAAGGTCGGCGAGACCGTCGACGCCATGGGCGACGTGTTCGTGGCCAAGGTCGCCCGCAACCTGGGCGTGAATCCGGAGCGCGTCCCCGAGATGGGCGACTTCGGCGGGCTGCGCGTCGGCGCCGCCGCCGTCGAGTCCGGCCTGGCCCACCGGCTGGGCTCGCTTGAAGCACTGATTACCGAACTGGCCAAAACGGCCGCAACCCAACCGAGGAAATTCAACATGACCACCGTCAGCAGCACGGCGGAGTTGCGTGAGGCGCTGGCCGCCGGCACGGATCCGCAGACCATCCAGATCGCCCAGGCCAGCCAGCCGGATCTGGAGAGCATCCGCACCCAGAGCCGCGAGGAGGGCGCTACCGCCGAACGGCAGCGCATCACCGGCATCAACGCCCTGGCCAGCAAGGGGTTCGAGACCGAGATCGCCGCCGCCATCGATGCCGGCACCTCGGTCGAGGCCACCGCGCTGCAGCTGTTCAAGGCAGCCCAGGATCGCGGCATTTCCCTGAGCGCGATCAAGTCCGACGCCACGGGCACGTCGGCCTCGACACCGACCGGTGACGCCGGCCAGGGCGAGCGCAAGGCCGTGGTTAACGCCATCGTCGTGGGCGCCTCGCGCCGCTGACAGGAGAAGAGCATGAGCAATCCAGAACGCCAAACCTACGTGCCCGAGCAGCTCTCGGCGGGCGCCTTCCCCGTGATGATCGACACCGCCGTGATCGCCGCCGGCCAGAACCTTCCGCGAGGCGCGGTGCTGGGGCAGGTCAAGGCAAGCGGCGAGTACGTGCTGTGCAAGGCCGCAGCCAGCGACGGCTCCGAGGTGCCGTCGGCGATCCTCGACCAGGCCACGGACGCCAGCAAGGGCGCACAGGCGGCGCCGATCCGACTGACCGGCGAAGTGCTGGCCACCCAACTCACCCTCGGCGAAGGGCTCACTGTGGCGAAAGCGAAAGCCTCGCTGCGTGCCCTGTGCCTGTTCGTTCGCTAACCGGAGTTACCGATGGATATTTTTGATACCCGCACCATGCTGGAAGCGGTCGAGCAGATGCCGACCGCCCGCCGATTTCTGCTGAACACCTTCTTCAACGGCGGCAACCCGGTGACGTTCCCGACCAAAACCGTGGACATCGACATCGTCAAGGGCAAGCGCAAGATGGCGCCGTTCGTCAATCCGCGCCTGCCGGGCAGCCTGTCGCTGCGCAATGGCTACACCACCAGTACCTACTCGCCACCGTATATCCAGCCCAAGCGCGAGACCACCGCCGAACTGGTGCTCAAGCGTGCAGCCGGCGACAACCCGTACTCCACCCGTACCCCGCTGGAGCGTGCCGGCCAGGTGCTGGGCAAGGATCTACGTGACCTGGACGATGAGATCGTCCGCCGTGAGGAGTGGATGTGCGCCCAGGCGCTCACCACCGGCAAGGTCCGAGTGATCGGCGAGGGCGTGGACGACACCATCGACTTCCTGATGGCGAGCGACCACCGGATCAGCCTCGGCAGCGGGCAATGGAACACGGCCGACGCTGACCCCATCAGCAACCTGCGCACCTGGAAACGCAAGATCGCCAAGGACTCCGGCCGCACGGCCAACACCGTGGCCATGAGCGGCGAGGCGCTGGACGCCTTCCAGTCCAACGCGACGGTGATGAAGCAACTCAACACCCGCCGCGTCGACATGGGCATGATCAAGCCCGAGGAACTGCCCGACGGCGTGACCTACCTGGGCTACCTGAGCGATCCGGGCGTCGACCTGTACGGCTATGACGAGTGGTATCTGGCCGATGGCGGAGAGGACGAAGAGCTGCCGATGATCCCGGCCGGTGGCCTGATCCTCGGATCCACCTCGACGCGCAACGCCATGCTGTACGGGGCGATCCAGGATCTGGCGGCCGTCGAAAGCGGCCTGGTCGAAGCGGCGCGCTTCCCGAAAAGCTGGGTCACCGAAGAGCCGAGCGCCCGCTGGCTGAAGCTGCAGAGCGCCGCCTTGGCCGGCCTGCTGGAGCCGGACGCCTTCATCTACGCCAAGGTGGTGTGACATGGCCAAGAAAGCCGAATACCTGGTGATCGACGGCTGCGTGCAGGACGGCAGCAATGTGACGGTCAAGGGCCAGCCGTACAACCCGCCCAGCAAGGAGGTGGCGGACGCGCTGGTGGCCGAGGGGCGCATCGCCGCCATCAAGGATCCACGTGCCCAGCAGTTGCTGCAGGAGAGCCCGGACGCAACCGACGACGCAGACGACGGTGCGTGACCGTGGGCTTTCGCGAGCTGAGCGACGACATGGATGCCCTGGTGCTGGATGGGTTGGGTGACACGGGAACGGTCGGCGGTCGGGAGATCGCCGGCTTCTTTTCCGCACCATGGCTGCAGCCACGCATGGGGCGGATCAACACGGGGCTCCGTGAGCCGCGTTTCGAGATCCGCGTCTGCGATGCGGACGGGGTCGAGGAGGGGCAGTTGGTGGACATCGACCTGCCGGCGCAGGACGGTGGCGGCCTTTATGACCTGGTGAAGCTAGAACCTGACGGCGACGGCTGGGTGGCATTGCTGTTGAGGGCCAGATGATGAGCGTAGGCAGTCATTTCAAGCCATCGGCCAGCGGCGGGATGATCTCGCTGCAGGCCAACTCCGCGGAGCTGAAGGCGTTCCAGGACTTCGCGGCCCTGGTGCCCAAGGCCGCCGCCAACGCCCAGCGCAGGGCGATCAACAAGACACTGCGCTGGCTCGTCACCTACATCGCCAGGGCCGTCGGCCGTCAGGAGCGGATAGCGCTCAAGGCGGTGAGGCAGCGCCTGCGGGCCTACCCGGTCAGCGGCGGGGCCAACAGCGGCAAGCTGTGGTTCGGCCTCGACTCCATCGAGGCCAGCCGCATCGGCAGCGTCCGCCAGGGCAAGACCGGCGTGTCGGTTGCAGGCCGCCGGTACGCGGGCGCCTTCCACAAGAAGGTGTACGGCAGCCAGGCGGACATCTGGATCCGCACTGCCAGCAAGCACTTCGACGCCGCCGACTACCCGGACAGCGACGTCAGCGCGGCCGGCGGGGCCAGTTCCGGATGGATCGCCGAACACGGCAGCCGCTTCCCGCTGGCCAAGGCCAAGGTCTCTCTGGAGCAAGCCCGGCCTCTTTTCGAGGCTTGGGTGCGAAAGGCGGACGAACACCTGGTGCATGTGCTGCAGCAGGAACTCAACTTTGAACTGCAGAAGCACCTGAAGGGGAACTGACGCGATGGACGAACCGGAAATCCCGTTCACCCTTGAACGGCTGTACCGGGCCATTGAGATGCGCATCGAGGCTCACCTGCCGGACGTGCGGACGGTGTCCATGTGGCCCGACATCAGGGATCGCATACCGCTGCCGGCGGTGCTGCTCGAACTGGCGGAACTGGAGCCCGGCCACGATCCGGGTACCGGCGAAACCAGCCTGACCTGCAAGTTCGAGGCGCGGGTGATCACCGACCCGATCCACCGAGACCACCACCAGCAGGCGGTGTTCCTGGTCGGCCAGCTGGCGGTGCTGCTGCGCCTGCAGACTTGGGGCGTGGAGGTCGAGCCGGCCGAGTTCGTGCAGGCCATGCCGGACTGGACCAAGCCCGAACTGGACGGCTACACCGTCTGGGCCGTGGAGTGGACGCAGCAGGTCTACCTGGGCGAGGCGCAATGGCCTTGGCCGGACCAACCGCCGGGCACCCTGGTGCTGAACATCGATCCGGGCGACGGCCCGTTCCGGCCGGAGGACGTGCCATGAGTTTGGGCTACGTCGCGGCCCAGCACGACCGCATGCTCGCCGGCCTGGTCAAGGACTGCTACGTGGTCGCGGTGGATCTCGCCGCGTCCCCTCCGGCCTGCCGGGTCTCGGACGGCGAATGGGTCAGCGGCTGGGTGCGCTGGCACAGCATCGCCGCCGGCAAGGCGCGGCACTGGCGGGCGCCGAGCCTGAACGAGCAGGGCACCCTGATCAGTGCCAGCGGCGACGTGGCCCAGGGCACCTTCATACCCGGCCTTTACGGCGCCGGCGGGCCGCCGCCGGACAACCGCGACCACGTCGAGGTCTGGCGCTTCGAGGACGGAGGATCCCTGGTCTACGACTGGCAGGCCAAGAGCTACGCCATCAGCCTGCCGACCGGCACGGTCACTATTAACGTCGGGGGAACCCAGGCCGAGGTGACCGACAGCGCCGTCACGGTGAAGTCGGGAACGATCGATCTCGAAGGCAAGGTGAACATCAAGGGGCCGGTCAACATCGACGGCCCGCTGCACGTCACCCAGGACGTCACCGGCGGCGGGAAGATCCTCGACACCTCGGGCAACAGCAGCAACCACAAGCACTAGCGATTACCCATTGACCCGGCCCGCTCTGCGCGGGCCTTTTTCTACCCGGAGCAATCATGGCCAAACCCCAAGACGATCCAGCGGCGCAGGCACCTGCCGCCGTTCCGACGGTGCCGGCGGCCCCGTCGGTCACCTTCCGCGACACCCTCTACACCTCGCGCACCGTCATCCTGCCGGACGGCCGCACGCTCGCCGTGGCCGGCGCCCTGGTCACGGTCGAGGCCGGCGACGACACCGCGCTGAAGTGCCTCAAGGCCCATCCCGAATACGAGCAGCTCAAGGAGTAGTCCCGATGATCGGAATGGATCGCCACACCGGGCAACCCATCTCCGGCATCGAGCACCTGCGCCAGTCCATGGCGGACATCCTCGGCACCCCCTTGATGAGCCGGCGCGAGCGCCCGGAGTACGGCAGCAAGCTGCGGCGCATGGTCGACCTGCCCATCAACGAAGGCTGGAAGAGCGCCGCGCAGGCCGAGGCCGCCCGGGCGCTGCGCCAGTGGGAGCCGCGCCTGCGGCTTGAGCGCGTCGTCGTCATGTCGGTGCTGGGCGGCCAAATCAATTTCAAGATCAGCGGCGAATACCTCGGTGAGCGCGGCACGTTGGAGGTGTGGGTATGAGTACCTTGGTGGATCTGTCGGAGCTGCCGGCGCCGGACGTGCTGGAGCCGCTGGACTTCGAGGACGTTTACGGCGAGGCGCTGGAGGTGTTCCGGGGGCACATGGGCCAGAACTGGACGGCGTCGCTTGAGAGCGACCCGGTGACCAAGCTGCTGGAGGTCGGCAGCTACATCAAGCTCGGCAACCGGGCGCGGGTCAACGACGCGGCCAAGGCACTGCTGCTGTCCCACGCCACCGGATCCGACCTGGACCAGCTGGCGGCCAACGTCAACCTGAAGCGCCTGGTCATCCAGGCGGCCGACCCGCTGGCCGTCCCGCCGGTCGAGGCGGTGAAGGAGTCGCACGACGCCCTGCGCGAGCGGGTGCAGTTGGCCTACGAAGGGCTGACCACCGCCGGCCCGCGCAACAGCTACATCCTGCATGCGCGCAACGCCTCGGCGCTGGTCGCCGACGCCACGGCGGAAAGCCCGTCACCGGCCTGCGTCGACGTCACGGTGCTGGGGCTGGAGGGCGACGGCACGGCCGGTCCGGAGCTGCTGGCCCTGGTCGCGGCGGCGGTGAACGACGATGACGTGCGGCCGGTCGCCGACCGCGTCACCGTGCGCGGCGCCGAGATCCTGTGCTACAGCGTCGACGCCGTGCTGCACATGAAGGGCGCCGGCCCGGAGAACGACGCGGCGCTCACCGAGGCGATCCGCCGGCTGGGCCTGTGGATCAACCCTCGGCGCCGGCTGGGCGTAGAAGTGGCGCGCTCCGGCGTCGACGCGCAGCTGCACGTCGCCGGTGTCGCACGGGTGGAGCTGCGGGGATGGCAGGACCTGAAGCCGACCAAGGCCCAGGCCGCCTACTGCACGGGTTACAGCGTCGTGCTGGGGGACTGACATGCGCAGCCTACTACCGCTCAACAGCACCCCCCTGGAGCGGGGCATCGAGGCCACGTTCGCCGAGACCACCCTGATCCCGCTGCGCGCCTTGTACAACCCCGACAACTGCCCGGTGCACCTGCTGCCGCACCTCGCCTGGGCCTGGTCGGTCGACCGCTGGGATCCGGCCTGGCCGGAGCCGGTCAAGCGCGCCGCGATCAAGGCCTCGTTCTACATCCACAAGCACAAGGGCACCATCGGCGCCCTGCGCCGGGTGGTCGAGCCGCTGGGCTACCTGATCGAGGTGCTGGAGTGGTGGCAGACCGCACCGGAAGGCGTGCCCGGCACCTTCGCCCTGAAGGTCGGCGTCCTCGACACCGGCATCACCGAGGAGATGTATCAGGAGCTGGAGCGCCTGATCGACGACGCCAAGCCGGTCAGCCGCCAACTGACGGGCCTGGCCATCAGCCTCGAAACCAAGGGCGACCTGAACATCGCCGCAACCCTCTACGACGGCGACGAGATCGACGTCTACCCGCCGGTGATGCGTGACATCGAGGTCACCGGCAGCTTCGGCGTGGTCGGCCGCGAACACACCATCGATACACTGGACATCTACCAATGACTGATGCGAACACGCAGTTCTTCGCCATCCTCACCAACGTGGGGAAGGCCAAGCAGGCGAACGCCGACGCGCTCGGCATCCCCTGGAAACTCTCCGACATGGGCGTCGGGGACGCCAACAACATCGACCCGGTCATCCCCTCCGAGGGGCAGACCAGACTGATCAACGAATGGCGGCGCCGGCCGCTCAACCGGCTGCTGGTCGATCCGGTCAACCCGGCGGTGCTGATCGCCGAGCAGGTCATCCCGGCCGACGAGGGCGGGCGCTGGATCCGCGAGATCGGCCTGTACGACGCCGACGGCGACCTGGTGGCGGTGGCCAACTGCGCGCCGAGCTTCAAGCCGCTGCTGTCGCAGGGCTCGGGCCGGACGCAGATCGTGCGGATGAACTTCATCGTCACCAGCACCGGCAACATCCAGCTCAAGGTCGATCCGGCGGTGGTGCTGGCCACGCGGGCCTACGTGGAGGCGGCCATCCTGGAGGTGCTGCCCAAGAACAAGACTGCCGGACAGTACACGCGGGTCAAGGTCAACGAGCGCGGCATCGTCGAGTCGGGCGATAACCCGACAACGCTGGAGGGGTACGGCATCACCGACAGCTACAGCAAGACGCAGGTTGATCAAAAGGTCAGCGATGCGCTGGCCGCCACGGCTCCGAACCGCCTGCTTGGTCTCCGACGTTTCCGATCCGCGCAGGGCTATACGCAGATCTACAACGCAACGCCAGGCACCGGTAAGGTCCGGGTTCGCGGCGAGGGCGCGGGCGGTAGCGGCGGCGGCGCGTACTCGACAGCTGCAGGGCAAATTTCCGGCGGATGCGGCGGGAGTGCCGGGGCGTTCTTTGACACCTGGATCACCAGCGGCTTCAACGGCGTCCAGGTGACGCTCGGCCGGGGCGGAGTAGGCGTCCTCGCGGCCAAGGGCGGCAACGGCGGTGCCACGTCGTTCGGGGCGTTTGCCACGGCCCCGGGCGGCTATGGCGGCGGATTGGTGGCGAACGTCACGCCGCCGTCGTACCTGGGGCGAACGCCGAATTCCGAGACCGCGACCGGCGGCTTTTTCTCGAATGGCCAGGGGCAGAGCGGCGGCGGCCTGATCGGCCCGGGGACGGGTTATGTCGTGTCGGGCGAGGGCGGCCCGGGCCGCTTGGGTGCCGGCGGAAACTCCATCTCGCAGAGCGGCAACGGCACTCCCTCCGGAGTGCCGGGAGCAGGTGGCGGCGGGGCAGTGGCGCAGCCGTCCTGGCCGTCCAACCTGAAGGGCGGCGACGGCGGAGACGGTTGGATTGAGATCGAGGAATGGACATGAGTGTTTATGTGCGTGTGAGTGCCGGCGAGGTGTTCGAGCGGGTCGAGACGGACGGCGACATCACGGAAATGTTTCACCCGTCGATGGTCTTCGTCTGCATCGACGGCATCGAGCCGCCCCCTTTGGAGGGCTGGCAGGCCGTCGAGTCCGGCGGCGCCTGGCGGTTCTCGCCGCCGGACGCGCCGGTCATGACACCGGAGCAACTGGCCGCCCTGGTCGCGGCCGAGCGGTTCAAGCGCGAAGCGACCGGCGTCCTGGTCGACGGGCTGTCCATCGAGACGACCCGTGACAGCCAGGCGCTGATCGCCAGCACCGGGCTGGCCGCGATCTACGATCCGGAGTACCGCTGCAATTTCAAGACGGCTGCCGGCTTCGTCGAGATCGGCTCGGCGGAAATCGTCGCGATTGCCACAGCGGTGCGTAGCCATGTGCAGGCCTGCTTCGACCGCGAACTGGAACTGCGGCGCCTGATCGAGACGGGCGAATACCGCGACGAGATGCTCCACCAGGGCTGGCCGGCACCGACGCCGCCGGATCCGCCAGAGCTGCAATGAACGCCCCGCACCGTCGGGGCGTTTTCCTCTCCGCAACAACCTGCACGACCCAACCCCACAGCCTCGCTCGCGCGGGGCTTATCGTTTCTGGAGATTGACCCTCATGAGCTTCTACCACGGCGTCACGACCGCCTCGGTCGATACCGGCGCACGCACCATCTCGCTGCCGTCCTCCTCGATCATCGGCCTGTGCGACATCTTCACCCCCGGTGTGCTCGGCGGCGGCACGGCCAAGGCCGGCGAGCTGAAACTGATCACCACCGAGCGCGAAGCCATCGCGGCATTCGGCGCGGAATCGGCGATCACCAAGGCCTGTAAGGCGATCTACGCCAAGGCCAAAGTGGTCATCGTCGCCATCGGCGTGCCGAAGATGGACGACTCGGCGCTGCAGACCTCGGCGATCATCGGCGGCGTGCTGACCTCCGGGCAGCGCACCGGCCTGCAGGCGCTGCTCGACGGCAAGAGCCTGTTCAACGCGCAGCCGCGGCTGCTGATCGCGCCGGGACATTCGGCGAACCAGGCGGTGGCCACGGCCATGGACGGCCTGGCGCAGAAGCTGCGGGCCATCGGCATCATCGACGGGCCGGGCACCACCGACGAGGCCGCGATGGCCTACGCGAAGAACTTCGGCAGCCGCAACCTGTTCATGGTCGACCCCGGCGTGCAGTACTGGGACACCGCCGAAAGCAAGACCGTGGACGCGCCGGGCTCGGCGTGGGCGGCCGGCCTGTTCGCCTGGACCGATGCCGAGTACGGCTTCTGGGCCTCGCCGTCGAACAAGGAGTTCACCGGCATCACCGGCACCGGCCGGGCGGTCGAGTACCTGGACGGCGACGAGACCTGCCGGGCCAACCTGCTCAACAACGCGAACATCACCACGATCATCCGCGACGACGGCTACCGGCTGTGGGGCAACCGCACCCTGTCGAGCGACCCGAAATGGGCGTTCGTCACCCGCGTGCGCACCCTGTTCATGATCATGGACGCGGTGCAGGCCGGGCACAAATGGGCGGTCGACCGCTCGATCACCAAGACCTACGTCAAGGACGTCACTGACGGCCTGGAGGCGTTCATGCGCGACCTGAAGAACCAGGGCGCGGTGATCAACTTCGAGGTGTTCCCTGACGAGGAGCTGAACACCGCCAGCCAGATCGAGCAGGGCAAGGTGTACTGGCGAATCCGCTTCACCGACGTGCCGCCGGCCGAGAACCCGAATTTCCTTTTTGAGGTCACCAACCAATGGATGACCGAAGTGCTTGAGCCCGCCTGAGGAGGCCTCTGATGAATCCTGAAATTTTGTCCAACTGCGCCATGTTCATCGACGGCGTCAGCTTCTCCGGCGAAGTCCCCAGCCTGACGCTGCCCAAGGTGGTGATGAAGATGGAGAGCTTCCGGGGCGGCGGCATGGCCGGCGAGATCGAGATCCCGGTCGGCGTCGAGAAGCTCGAAGCCGGATTCACCACCACCGGCGTGCGGCGGGAGGCGCTCAAGTGGTTCGGCCTGTCCGACCGCACCGCCTGCAACGCGGTGTTCCGGGGCTCGTTCAAGGGCTACAAGGGCAAGGTGACCCCGGTCATCGTCACCATGCGCGGCGGCCTCAAGGAGGTCGACATGGGCGACTGGAAGGCCGGCGAAAAAGCCGAGACCAAACACAACATGGCATTGACCTACTACAAGCTCGAAGTCGGCGGCCGGGTGGCCTTCGAGATCGACATGGTGGGCATGGTGCTGGTGATCGACGGTGTCGACCACCTCGCTGAGGAACGTGCGGCCCTGGGCCTCTGAGGAATAGTGAAATGAACCAAGACATCCAACCGGTCTCCCAAGAGCCGCTGCCGAAGTGGCTGCAGCTTTCTGAAGAGGGTCTGCGCATCAGCCTCAAGTACCCGACCGAGCTGAACGGCGTGAAGGTCGACACCCTGGTGATGCGCGCACCTTGCGTGCGAGACGTGCGTGCGGCGCAGGCCACCTCCAACGGCGACGCGGAACAGCGCGAGATCTCGCTGTTCGCCTCGCTGACCCAAACACCCGAGGCAGAGCTGGTGACGCTGAAAATGGTCGACTACGGACGCCTGCAGACCGGCTACTTTCGCCTGGTCGAGGACGACGAGGTTTGACGTGACCACGTTGAAGGCCCTGGCCAAGCGCATGGCTCGGGAGACTGGGTTTTCGGCAGCCGAGATCATGGGCATGCCCTTCAACGAAATGGTGTGGTGGCTCTCCGACTGAGCCACCGCTCAACCCCCTTTGACGCATAAGGCACGCACATGGCGAAGAACCTCGCGCTCGGCTTTGTCATCGGCGGCGCCGTCGACCCGACGGTGGGCAAAGCCTTCAAGGACGTCGAAAGCAAGATCAAGCACCTGGAGTCCGTGGGCTCGAAGGCCCGCGTGTTGCAGAACACCATCGGCGACACCATGCGTCTGCGCGATGAGTGGCGCAAGGCGCACACGACCGGTGCCGAAGGCGCGGCCAAGCTGCTGGGCAAGTACGAAAAGAACCTCGAACTGCTCAAGAAACAGGGCGTCGAGGTCGGCCGCCTGAGCAAGGCCTACGCCACCTTGAGCCGCGTTGCCGCAGGCGCCGAACTCAAGGCGCTGGGCCACCAGCAGATCGAGGAGGGCCGGTCCGGCCTGAAAAGCTCCATCGGCCAGGCCGGCGCGCTGACCGCCGCCGTCGCCATCCCGACCAAGGTCAGTGCGGACTACGGCGCGATCATTCGCGACATCGCGATCAAGGCCAACATCGCCAACTCGCCCGAAGAGCAGCAGCTGTCCAGGACCGTGATCGACACGTCACGCGACACGGGCATGGCCCGCAACCAGGTGGCCGAGGTGGTGAACGCCCTGGTCGGTGCCGGCATGGAGCTGGACAAGGCGCTGGCCTACGCGCCGACGGCGGCCAAGTTCGCCGTGGGTCAGGGGTCGGAGGGCGCCGAGACGGCCAAGATGATCAACGCCCTGGGGCAGAACGCCAAGATCACCGATCCGGCGATGATGCAGAAGGCGCTGGAGGCCATCGCCTACCAAGGGCAGGCGGGCAGCTTCGAGGCGGTCGACATGGCCCGCTGGTTCCCCGAGCTGCTGGCCGGCATGGGCAAGCTGGGCATCACCGGGATGGACTCGGTGACGCAACTGGGTGCCATGCTGCAGGTGCAGATGAAGACGGCCGGCGGTTCGGACGAGGCGGCCAACAACCTCAAGAACTGGATGGAGAAGATCGGCTCCGGCGAGACGGTCAAGGCCTACGAAAAGGCCGGCATCGACTACAAGAAGTCGTTGCGGACCGGCCTGCAGAACGGCAAGTCCACGCTAGAGTCCAGCTTTGCGCTGGCCCAGAAGTACATCGAGGCGACCGACCCCAAGCGGGCCGCTGAGATGGCTAAGGCCACGGCTGCCATCAGCAAAGAGGCTGATCCCGAGAAGGCCAAGGCCATGATGAAGTCCCTGGAGGAGGCCCTGCGCACCGGTGACCTGTTCGCCGACATGCAGGTCAAGGCCGCCCTGACCGCGTACATGCAGAACAAGGATCTGTACGAGCAACTGAAGAAGGACTCGGCAGGTGCGACCGGGATCCTGGACAAGAACCTCGCCGAGCGGCGGCAGACCTCGGCGCAGAAGTGGGCGGAGATGGCCCAGTCCATGGACGACGCCATGCGCAGCATCGGCGATGCGCTGCGGCCGGTCACCGACGGCGTGGCCGACGGCATCAACAACGTCAGCCGCAGGCTTTCGGGACTGGCTGACGAGTTCCCACGGGTGACGCTCGGCATAGGGGCGGCAGTGGCCGGTCTGATCGCGCTCAAGGGCGCGGCGAGCGCCTTCAAGATAGGCAAGGGCCTGATGAACCTCGGGCGTGGCACCCTACTCGGCAACCCGAACATCCCGCAGAAAGTGATCGTCACCAACCTGCCGGGCAAGGGCGGCGGGCTGGATGCCGGCGACCTGGACGGTGGCGACGGCAAGAAGGGCAAAGGCGGCAAGGGCGACGGCCTCGGTCGCAGGGACAAGATCGTCAACGGCATGAAAGGCCCGGCGGCGCTGGCGGTGGTCGATGCCGGCCTCAAGGCATTGGACACCTACCAGAACGCCGAGACCCGCGATGAAAAGGCCGAAGGCTACGGCGAGGCGGCGGGCGGGCTGGCCGGCACGCTGGCGGGTGCGGCCGCCGGTGCAGCCATCGGGACGGCGGTGCCGATCATCGGCAACATCGTCGGCGGCCTGATCGGCGGCTACCTGGGTTACCTGGGCGGCGATGCGGCCGGCGGCTTCCTAGGCAAGAAAATGTTCGGCACCGATGAGTCGCTCAAGCGGGTGCCGGATGCCGGGCCGCTGATGATGGCCAACGCCGGGCAGAACCTGCCGCCGGTGATGGGCGATATCGCTCGGTCCTTTGCGCCGAAACCGGCCACCGGCCCGCTGGCCCCTGGTGCGGCGATGGGCGATGTGGCCCGTTCGCTGGCTGCGCCTGCCGGTGCACCGGTTCCGCCGGCACTGCTGGCAGCGCCGATCCCGGCGGCCAAGGCCGAAGCGCCGAAGGTCGAGCAACGGGTCGAGATCACGGCCCCGCTGCAGATCACCGTGCAGGGCGACGTCAAGGATCCGGCCCAGATGGCGCGTGAGCTGCAGCCCTACATCGCGCAGCAGATGCAGCAGGCCACGCAACAGCTGCAGAACCGCACGCTGTACGACGAACCGCATGTGTAAGGAGGGCCGATGGCCTACATGGAACAGCTGCAGTCGGGGCTCAAGCAACTGGCGGCGGCGGGGGAGACCGGGCGGCGCAGCCTCGACGGCATGATGGGGCCGGTCAACGGCGCGATCAGCGAGATCAGCGGCGCGGCCTCGGAGCTTGAGGGCATCCCGATTGTCGGTCCGGCGGTCGGGGAAAAGCTGCAGCGCGTGATGCGCGGGGTGAACGCCGCCCAGGCCAAGGTCGGCCAGGTGGTGGCCACCTACAACAAGGCCACCCGCGCCCTGTCGCAGATCGACGAGCGCATGGGCGAGCTGAAGGAACAGGCGGCTCGGGCGTCCACCGCAATCAACAAGATCGCCGGCAAGGTCAGCCCCTCGCTGGGCAACATCCTGCCGACCGGTGCGCTGGCCGGCGACGCCACGCCGGTGCCCGAGGCGGTCAAGCCGTTCCCGCACCTTCTGATCATGCAGCCGCTGGATCCCAAGGCGGTGCCGTACTACTTCAACCTGGACACCGCCGCCTTCGACGAGCTGCGGCGCTCGACGGAGTACCGCTGGGCCTCGCAGGAGCGCCTGACCCGGCGGCCGGCGCAGCAGGCGGTGGGCATCGGCGAGGAAAAGATCACCCTCAAGGGGGCGATCTTCCCCGGCTTCAAGGGCGGCATCCGGCAGCTGGACACCCTGCGCAGCCTGGGCGCCCAGCTCCAGCCGCTGACCCTGACCACCGGCTACGGCGACGTGCTGGGCACCTGGTGCCTGAAGAACATCGAAGAAGAACAGAGCGCGCTGCTGCAGGGCGGGATCCCGCGCAAGCAGGCGTTCACCTTGGAGCTTGTGCGCTATGGCGACGAACTGCAGAACGTCTGACGGAGACCTGCTCGACACTCTTTGCTACCACGCCTACGGGCACCTCAACGGCACCGTAGAGGCGGTGCTGGACGCCAACCAGGGGCTGGCCGACGAACCGCAACCGTACCGCGCCGGCATCGTGATCGAGCTGCCGGACCTGCCGCCACCCGACGACAGCGAGGTGATGCTGTGGGGCTGACGCCTTGCCTGCCTGCCGCTGATCGACTCAACCGGCCCGCCCAGCGCGGGCCTTCCTTTGGATGGAATCATGACCCCAACCTTTCGCGTCGTCGCCGACGGCGCCGACATCACCCAGCGCATCAACGACCGGCTGCTGCAGCTCAAGACCACCGACAAGCCCGGCATGGAGTCCGACGAGTTCGAGCTGCGCATCGATGACCGAGACGGCGCTGTAGTGCTGCCTCCTCGAGGAGCCAGCATCGAGGTCTACCTGGGCTACGCGGAAACCCAGCTGACCCGCATCGGCCGCTACGTCGTCGACGAGATCGAGCTGTCCGGTCCGCCGGACACGCTGGTGATCACCGGCAAGGCCAGCGACATGCGCGGCAGCGGCAAGACCACCCGCAGCGGTAGCTGGGAGAACGTGCCGCTGTCGCGGATCGTCGCCGACGTCGCCGCCCGCAACGGCTGGCAGGCGGTGTGCCCGGTGCAAACCAAGGTGCCGCGAGCCGACCAGCTCAACGAGTCGGACTTCAACTTCATCACCCGGCTGGCCAAGCAGTACGACTGCACGGCGAAGGTCGCCGACGGCAAGTTGCTGGTCATGCCGCGCCAAGGCGGACAGAGCGCTTCAGGCAAGGCGTTCGGCGTGGTGAAGATCCAGCGCCCTGACGTCAGCCGGTTCCAGTTCAGGCTGGGCGACCGTAACACCCACAAAGCGGTCTCCGCCAAGCACCAGGACAAGAAGACCGGCAAGCTCGCCGTGGTCACCCTCGACAACGACGAGTCGCCGGACGGCCTGCCGCCGGTGCACACCGACCGCCACATCCACCCGAACAAGTCCGCCGCCGAAGCGGCCGCCCAGGCCCGCCTCACCGCGTTCAACCGCTCCACGGCCGGCGTCCGGCTGGAGATGGCGGGGCGCACCGACCTGTTCGCCGAGCGGACGATCAACGCCCAAGGCTTCAAGGTCGGGCTCGACGGCGAGTACCTGGTCGACTCGGTGGAACAGGTGTTCACCCAGGCCGGTTGGAGCACGACAGTCGAGTGCAACGGTGGCAAGAAGGGAAAGGCGAAAGCGAAAAGCAAGAAGGTAAAGCCGAATGCCAGATTACGCGTGATTAAGCTGTAGCTCAGTCCTCGGAATCTAAAGTGTGTAGTTCACCATATATTGATTCGTATTTGATGGTGATTCTAACTCTTTGGCTGAGCGATTTTGTGAGCTCTTCAGGCGAGATTCTTTGGGTGACGATTGTGGCAAGCTCGATTTTTTTTCCTGGTGGGAGGAATGAGTTTCTTGTAATTGCTTCGTGGCCGAAATCGCTGTTTGGTAAGTCTTTTAAAAGTATCTTTAAGCTTTCCTCTACTTCGTCATCTCCGGTTATTGGGTTGTTGTCAATGTGGATTGTGTAGTCTCTGATTATTGCAGGCCCGATTCCATTGTTTTCGATGTGTAAAAGCAAAGTCCTCTCTTCATTGTTTATGGTTGTGAGAGTTGCCAGATGTGGCGTTACCATTAAGCGATTATGCTTGTCTGCTCTTTTGTTTTGTTGCCATGTAAAAGCTACTGCGACCAACGCAATGATAGCGGAGCAAATTGCAGTGCCGATAGTCCATAAGTCGGGAGGGGGTGGCTCGGAAGATATTATGTAAATCAAATATTCCATAGGGTGTGCTTTTTATTGGTGGTAAAATTATGTCGATAACGGTAAGTCAAGTGTTACACATTATGCCCAACGCCCGCCGCCAAGTGGGCGTTTTTGTTTCCGCGCTCAACGCGGCGATGGATCACCGGCAGATCAACACGCCCAAGCGGCAGGCCGCGTTCCTGGCCCAGGTCGGACACGAGTCGGGCCAGCTCAACTACGTGCGCGAGCTGGGCGGCGACCAGTACCTGAGCAAGTACGACACCGGCACCCTGGCCGCGAGACTGGGCAACACGCCCGAGGCCGACGGCGACGGCCAGCGCTACCGGGGCCGGGGCCTGATCCAGGTCACCGGCCACAACAACTACCTGCGCTGCAGTCTGGCGCTGTTCGGCGACGAGCGCCTGCTGCGCACCCCTGAGTTGCTGGAGCTGCCGCAGTGGGCCGCCGAGTCGGCCGCATGGTTCTGGTGGGTTCGTGGGCTGAATGCCTTGGCGGACCAGGGCGAGTTCGAGGAGATCACCCGCAAGATCAACGGCGGGCTGAACGGCCTGCAGGATCGTCTGCAGTTGTGGGAGCGGGCGAGGGCGGTGCTATGCGCCTCGGCGAACTGATCCCGGCGCCGTACCGGCTGCTGGCCGTGGGGATGCTGCTGGCCACCGTTGCCAGCGGATCCGCCGCGCTGGCCTGGCAGGTGCAGGACTGGCGTTACGGCGAGCGGCTGGCCGAGCAGGCGCGCCTGCATACCGAGACCCTCAACCAACTGACCCAGGTCGCTGCCGTTGCGCAGCAGGCCGAACAGGACAAACGCCAGGCGCTGGAACAGCATCTGGCGACCAGCGAGCAAACCCACTACCGAGCCTTGAGCGATGCCCAACGTGATCAAGGTCGCCTGCGCGACCGCCTTGCCACTGCTGATTTGCGCCTGTCAGTCCTTCTCGCCACCGCCGATGCGGTGCCAGCCTCCACCGCCTCCGGCAGCGTGGTTCATGGCCCCGCAAGAGTCGAACTTGACCCGGCGCATGCTCAACGAATTGTCGCCATCACCGACGAGGGTGACCGGGGGCTGATCGCGCTGAAGGCGTGCCAGGGCTACATCCGCGCCCTGGGGCAGGGATCTAATGCGCCTCACGCCGGTAAGAAGTGAACCACTCTCAATAAATCGGCAACACCGAAGCGCCTATGGATAAGCAACTCGCGGGATACATCGTCCTGATGACGATCGTCTGGGTCGCAGTTGTACTGGCAGTGATGCATTGGATGTCGAACTGAAGGCTATGGATGGCGGAGGTGCGGCCCGCGCTCGATTGGCTGTCCCGTTCTCACGGAGATCCCAGTTGCAGCCTCCAGCCTTTCAGCCAGGTGGCTGATGTGCTTGTTGCTTGCCATTAGCTCCCAGTTGCTCCTGGTTTCTATATCACAGGCTCGCCGGCTGGCTTCTTCCGCTGCCTTGACCGCTTGGGCCAGTTGCGCCCTGAGCTTCTCGCATTCGGCCGCCGCTTCGGCGTGCATCTGGACAAGCTTGAAGATCCGCTCCCGCTGCTGGCGCAGTTGCAGGGTCAGTTCCTCGAACTCGTTCTCGTATATCCTAAGCTGGTGCCGGCAGGTTTCGAGCGGTGTCGGGCAGCCGAGCCAATCGTCGGTGTTTTCGATTTCGGAGGGATTCACGGGTACAGGCCTTGCTGATTACTGTTCGGGCATACAGTAGTCGAAGTGAGATGAGGCCGCGATGGTGAGTCGACGAGCTGCAATGATTGACAGTCAACGGCCGAAAACAGTTGCTCGTAAAAGTCAGCTATCGGCCATAAGCGATCATCGTGCCTTTAAGAAACGAGGGGCGAAAAAGATGAGGTCGGCTAAAATCTACTATTAGGCATCTGCCAATGTCTTAAGCCTCGTGCGTATGTCCTGACAGAGCGCGTTAAAACGCTCGGATTGCCACTCATCATAGAAAAAGACTCCGTGGCTTCGCGTCGGGGCTGCAATGATTGCAGATACTGATACATCAATTGCATCAATAATAGATTCGCTTGCTATGGAGAGGTGGTCGGAGTTGAAATGAATAAAACTATTTCTGTAGTTGTTCAGTCGATCTATTAAGCATCTATCAAGTCCGGGTTCTTTTCCGAATAGTTTATCGAACAACTCCATGAAATAATCGAGCTGCGGATAAGGTAAGACCTCTTCATCCTCATAGGCCTTTAGCCATTTTTTGAGATCCTTCGGCTTCCATGTGTTAAAACCTGCACTACCTCGCAGAGCAAGGCATATAGCGCCTTGAAGGGAAGAATGAGCAGCGATGAGTGCCCATTTCCAATGGGTTGCCGCCATTGGCGTCTTCTGAAGCTGAGAAAGAAGTAGCTCGAGGGATGTTTCCAAGTCAATGAAGCGGTCGAATCGAATATATCCTTTCATGTCGTGTTGATCCTTCGTCATGTTTGATGTTGGATTCTTTCAGGGGGAGGTCCAGTGGGTCGGTATTAATAGAGGCATTGTGTCTTGTTGTCTTCACTCTAGTGAGTAATAAAAATTGCGTCAATCCGCTCACTCGCTTGAATGAGTTGGCACGCACATCGTGGACGCAATTTAACGCCCACGTCTGGTCAAAATTGATTGCTCGGGAGCGATAGCAATCGGACGAATGTGTGCATTCAAGATTGACGGTTTATTAGGTGGTATTTAGCAATGGCATGTCAATTTTACCATCTTGACTGAATTGGTCGTTAGATTAATTTGATGGCTCCAAACTGAGATACTCACCCTTTGATTTTAACAGCCGTAGCTTTTTGTGAAGCCCATAGTGAACGATTAGTTCCATGTCTGGATCAAAGGTTAGTGCGTTGTCTTTATATCCAAATAGCCATCGTCTGTTTTCAAGATTTCCAATTATGCCAAATTTAAAAAGAAGCTCCGCAATGTTGATTGCGCTTTTTGAACTTGATTCGAGCCACTTAGTAATGGCGGAGTCTTTTTTCAGGCTTGTTTCAAAATCCTCGAGCGAAAACCGTCCTCTGCCTATTCTGGTAATCGCTTGGAGTGATTCGCGCCAAACAGGCAGGTGGCTCTGGATTTCATCTTTGATTTCTTTATATAGCCAGTCTGAGTAGTCTATCTCTGCTTGTTCGACAGCCGCATACCTCAGTCGTCCTTGCTTTTGATACTTGGCTGAGATTTTGAGGAATTTTATAATGTCGCGGGGTCTCTCGAATGTTCTGTTTGCCATATATTTCCACAAGGATCCAACTGAGTATGGAATGCCTTGGTCTTCATCAATGGCAACGGTATGCCAAGTGTCAGATATGGTGCTAGAAATCGAGATGGATGCTGCGATACGGCTATTGACTACATTTCGAAGAGTCATCAGTTTCTCGCCGTCTAGCGTGTCCCCAGCTGTAATCTTGGGGTCAAGACTCCATCGAATAAACAACATGTAGTCATCGATTTTGTTGAGGTCGTTGTCTTCAAGGATGTCGTATATGTCTGACCTTAAAACAAGCAGTGGGTTGAAGTTAAGGCTGCTACTTCGCAGAAGCAATGCGGAGTCTTCTATCGCTCTAATTAGTGCTAAAATCATAAGGTTTAGACGTTGGTCGTCGGAACTGTATCCTTCGTCAAGCTCATCAAAAAACAATCTGTATTCACTTTCGCTTTCTACTTGGAAGAGTAGCTTGGAAAGTATTTCAACTGCTTTGTTGAAGTGAACCTTTATCAGCGTTTGCTCACTGCCACCGCTATTATTTTCGATGCTTAGCCAGCCGCCTTTTACAGTGACCTTGTTTTTATTCTCGGTTAGTATATTAACCGTTTCAGAAAAGCCAATTCCAGAATCAAAGTTATTTATGCTTAAGAAAGTGTGTAGATCTTCTATGGCATGTGTGGGTTTTGCCCCATTGTCTAGAAGCACCAGCTTGGCTAACTCTACGTAGAGTATGAATTGCCAAGCTGCTACGTATTTTGATTTATCGGATTTCGCTCTGTCCTGCAATGTATTGAAAGATGCTGTTGGGAAGCTTCTCAAACTGAGCTGCGAGAAAAATGCCGTTGGGCTGTCGAGCATCTCTGATTTTATTTTTTCAATTATTGCGGTTTTGCCACTGCCCTTGCGACCAATTACATATCGGATTTTGCCAGATTTTATATCTGAAAAACCGTCAATAGGGAAAAAGTAATTTGAAATATTCTTATCGCCCTTGGCCTCATCAGGCCCCCAGTCTACCATCGAAAAATTCTGATGCATGTGATCTCCTTATTCTCCGCTTCGCATTAACGTGCTTTTTATCTTAAGTACGCTTTCGGGTTGCTCTTGATGGCAGTTTGCCCATTCGTGGCGTTTGGCGCAAGCTGGATCCGTTCGCGCGATTCATCGCTACAAAGCAGGAACTACATCTTTGAAAAGGCGGTATGTTTACGGAGCCGGAGGCGATTCAACTGCGTGATAGCCCTCAAAAATCAGCATCGCACGTGGTTGCTATCCATCTATTATTCAGGAACTTGCGACCGGTTGGACTCTTCTAGGCTCAACCCTTCCATCGCACTCTGGATTGCTGCGACAACTGATCGGCCACCCGTCAAGGCTGCCTCAATAAGCGTCTGTAGGTGTTCTGTGGTACCGCTTCGAGTGCCGATGTACCCCGAGCGCACAAGCTCAATAAACGGGTCACTACGTAGATAATGGCCGTCCAGTACACTGTAGCTTATGCTTAGGCCCTTGCGAGATCCAGTGGTGCAGCCATCCTCGATCAATTGAGTCAGATGCTGCAGGGTTAGCATGATTCCCGCAGACTTGATCGCCGAATGGCGTCGGACCAACTTAAAGAAGAATGCTCCTGGATTTAGCCGGTAGGGTCCTTCGGGCGAAAGATCGTTGTCGAACTTCTTCATACGCTCCATTTCGCTCTGGAATTGAGCATTGATTGGCACGGTCCACTCCCGCACTTCGTGTTGTTCAATATTGGGTACGCCATTCTTAATGCGGTGTCTCTTACCACCTTTCGGCTCCATCATCTTGTATTGAACCATCACCAACGAGCCGCGTGCCTGGTTCAGATAGATAAGGTCGACACCAAACAACTCTTCCAGCGGACGCTTGTTGGCAGTAAAAACTTCGAGTTGCTCTCCGCGCCGAGTGAATACGGCTTTGCCGGTGAGATCACTATTGGACAAGTGCCAGCCTGGGATCCAGCGTGCGTCATGCTCAATGACTGCGTCCTCTTGCAATCGAACTGCGCCGATAGCGGTGTTTCCCCCGGGCAGTGCGACGCTTTTCGCTCCGTCCACAACTCCAAAAGCTTTGAGTGCGAGGTTAACGGCGTTCTCTTGGAGCGCGTGGCCATTCTCATAGTATTTTGGTCTCCCGACTTCGGCGAGAATACGTTGAAAGACTGCTGCATTGGCTGGCACCTCTGCGATTAATGCGATCAGTTTTTCACCAAGCTTCTTTGACACCGGTTGGAATTCAACGGTCTCCGATTTCAGCTTATTGATAGGTCCGCGTAAGGTCGCACTGGTGACGCCAGCCACCAAGGCATTAATTGAGCGAGGAGTGATCATCAGCACACAATCGAACATAACCCGGGAGTCGAGCGTGGAGATCGCTTGAATGGACCGGATAAGCCCTAACCGTAGGGTGTGTGTTCTTCCAGTTGTGGCGATTAGAACCAAAGTATTGGGCCTACCGCTATGGGAAATTGCGTGTGGAAAAGTAAGTGAAAATTTGGTACCCCGATTTCGACACGCTTCAAGCTCTATCCAGCGATTTTCCGTCAGGCGAAGCAGCGATAGTCCCCTTTGAGCTAGAGCCTTGAGATTTTTTTCGTCAATTTTGTTAGTCATATCTGAAGTGCGCGAGCTGCCCCCGTTTTTGGGCTCCACGACCGCTTGGTTTTTGCCGATAGCAGCCACTCTCGAACGGCCGTCTTTGGCCAAGCATAGGTGTGGCCCTCTCGCATGTGTCGGCCCTCAAAGATTTTTGCTTCGAAGCTTTGCCAGGCCTTGTTTGATATGGCCGGCGTTCTCTCCAATCCTCCACAAGCTTCCACGAACATTTTCCCCGACTTCGGCCAGCCCCTGCTTTTCAGCTTGAAGCGTCAACTCCATGAGTGCTGCCTCCAACCCAAGCTGATTCTGGTAGATCCTTTCCAGTACATCTGATAGCGAATATTCATCTGGCATGGTATCGCCTCCCTTCAAGACTTGCTCAGCATAGCAGCGTGTCATAAAGGCGTTGGTTGCTTAGAAATTGCTACAAGAGAATGGCTGGAATGCCGGAAGAGACGCTAACAAAGGGTCTAGCGTGTGAGCTATGCCCAATCCATCATCGGCGCGACGGAAAAACGACGGGAGAGCGGGGCGGGTGCGGCGGTAATCGGGGACATGGGCGATTCTGGAGTGGGTGGGGCTGGGAGGTGGGGGAGTTTATCAGGATTGGAAGCGCGAAGGGCTCAAGGGCTTTGGCCAGACGGACAGGTTGCCGGTGAGAGGATTTTTCTATCCAGAAGTCCTGCTTTTGCGGTTTTTTCTTTCTGTTTTAAAGCGCGGTGTTACCGTGCCTGGCTTCACATGCCATTACCTTGGACTGCTAGAAATGAGAAAGGGATTTAACGTTTCGATTTGCGTACTGACGATTGTCGCGTTTTGCATACTGTTTTTCGGAGTGCCTGTTGCTGGCGTCTACAGCCACCCAAGAATTGCGACCTATGCAGCATTTTTAAGTTGCTTTGTATTGTTCCTGATGCTTCTTGAAATGAGGCAAGACCGCGTGTTGAAAGGGGTGTTTCTGATAGGCGCAGGTGTGCTTTATCAAGTGGTCTATCCAAAGTTTTTCTATATCTTTGTCGACAAGTCGATCATGCCCTCTGATGCCGTAGACCATTTTGAGATTTTTGGACAGGTCATTTCGCTGGCCTGTGCGGGGGCCGGCGGTAGCATCATTGCTGCCTATGCCGATAAAACCTCCAGCGACAACGAACAGGCCTTGGTGTCGAGTCTGGCACCAGAAAGGACCGTGATTGAAAGAACGGTGATAGACAATACGTTGCATATCAAACAGCTAGTAGAAAGCAATACGACCCTGAGCAAGAAAATCACTGCACTGGCGGTTGTGGTCGCCGTGATGCTTGTCGTGGTGATGATTGGGGCGATGGTTTTGTTGTTTCGTTAGAGCGGCGCAAGATTGCTGAATGCAAAATTAAACAGCAATGGTCGGTGCATGTTTAGGCATTGGTTTGTGTTGTCGGCTACTGCCCACGTAGCCTTGCACCACCCCCTACACCTAAGCCAGAATCCGCCGACTTGTGCGTCTAGGGCACGGGTTTTATCGTTCCAGGGTCACTGAAAACCAGTGATCGGGTTTGGTAGCCCGTTTCGTTTCTAGATGTGCAGTGCCCCCATGTGCAGCCGCTTTTTCAGGGCTCGGTTTCATGGTGGTCATGCGTGGGGCCCATCCGTGGGCGCCGGGTTCTAGTGCGACCGGTCTACCAACCCGCGTATGGCCGCCACCCTCGTTTGGTAGCGAGGTTGATGGCTTCCCTAATCTTCGCGCTAGAGGTTCCATCCATGATCAAACCAACACCCAACCCACCCCTCACCGACCCCGCATCCCCCTACGAATCCATCGATTCCAGAAAGCTCAACGAAGCCGCCGAACGCGCCCTCGACCATTACCTCAACCCCGCCGCGCAGATCATGGGCACCCCCCATGAGTCCGAACCCATGTACCTGGCCAACCCGGTGTACGACACCGAATCCCTGCTGGCCAACGCCAGCGAGAACCTCGGTTCGGCGTCGGAGATGCTCAATAACTTCGCTGCGGTGCTGGGCGCCGGGCAGCGGCGGATGGCGTTGGGCATTGCGCAGTTGGTGATGTTGAGCGAGGTGGCGGTGAATCAGGCGCTGGATAACGTCGAGCCGAAGACGTAA